TTGCCACCGTACGCGTAACCGGGGCGCGCACCTTGGAAGAAAAACTCCCATTGATTGGTTGCGCCGTTCCACGCCTGCGCGAACATATTCCGCGCCTCTAGCACCGTGTTCGTCGACCCGTGCCCCGACCCGGCGAAGATCCACAACCACGGGACGACCGAATCCGCCCCGTTGTTAAATGTTGGGTGACCCGCGATGCTTTGGTCAGGGTAGTTCATCGCCGGCAACCCATTCGGGTTTTCCCTCGCTGCTGGCGGAGTCGTCGACCATTGTTCGTTGTATTTTTTGATGCCGGCCCACGACGCGTGATAGAACGTCGGGCCGCCCGTGGCAGGGATGTTTTCGCCGCCGTGCTTCACGGTTGCATCGTGCGTGTTGCGACAGTCATAGATCAACGTCTCGACCATCGCCGTGCGGTCCGATGTCGATGTGCCGGCCAACGCGGCAAGGTCGGCAACCTTGTGGTTCGTGTCCGCTTCGCTGCGGATCTGCGTGTTCAGCAGCGCATATTCGGCATAGTCCGAGCCCGTCTGCGCGGCGGTCTTGTTTGGCTCCGGGTGCAGCGTCACGAGCACCAGCTTCGCGCTGGCCCAATCGCCGCTGCGGATCGTGGTCAGTAGGTCAGAGTATTTGGTTGCGATGCTGGTCGTAGCCTCGTAAACGTCGTTCCATCCGACATACAAGACGATGATGTCGACAGCGCCGGCGGCGGTCCGCATCGCGGACACGCGCCCTTCGATGCTATTCGTCGCGTCGTCGCTGCTGTCCATCCGCGCGCCGCCGTAGCCCTCGTGGTCGCCGTCCGTGCCGCCTACCGGCAGCGAGTATTCACGCCCAATGAAGTCAACCGTATACCCGGCCGATGACAGCAGCGATTGAAGCGGGACGCGCAGCGAACGGTGCCCGGCGGCATTCGTTTCGTCCCCGCGCACGAGCGAGTCGCCGATACAGATGATCTTACCGACGGACATCAGACCTCCTCGACCTTGCCAGTCACGAACGATGTGCCTTTCTTATCGCCAGACGATTGATACAGTATCACATTGACCGTCGAGCCGGTTGTCCACGAGGACGGGATGCCAGTGGTGATGTAGAGCGTGCCCCCAGAAGATTCTGCGGACAGTCCTGTCCACTTCTGCGCGTACTCGCCGGCCGGATCGCCAGCCCACGCATATGCGGTGATGCCGGTCGCGCTGTTCATCGAAGTACTGGACAGCACTTTGATGCGCTTGCTGACCGTGCCGATCTTGAACGTGGCGAGCGCGCCGACGTTGTAGCCCGTGTCCTCCTTCGTCCACGTGCACGACACACCCGTCGTAGAGCTTACTTCTTTGTACGCTGTTTGAAAAATTGCGGTGTTGCTGTTGTCTTCAGTCAGGCCGGCTAACAGCGTGTAGCCACTAGGAGGCGATCCGCCGCCGCCGTAGGTGCCGTTCCACGTCCAATTCCATTTACTGGACGCCACCGCAATCACCAGTTCAGAGGCTTGTGCGAGCGTGCCTGTCGTGCCGCTGTTAGGTACGGCGAACGATGTGGTAGATCCCTCTACGCTGTTGTCCGAGGTCACATCCAACGCGCTGCTCGTGACAATACCGGCCCATGAATCTGCGTGCCAATTACAGACGGTCGAGTCATCCTCGTTGACGAAATCCAGCGCGACAGTTTTGGCCCCAGACGAGACGTTCATCGCGTACCAGATGCACACCTCCGCGCCCATCGTGGTGCTGACCTGCAAATTCTTGCGCTTTGCCAGAGTCATCGACGAGCCGGCCAGCGTCACGTCGTTGATGAGATTGCCGGCGGACGATTGCCAGCGCCACGCGGCGGTAACCACTGTCACCAGCTCCCCGCTCGTGGGTACGGTCAGCGACGCGCTGGCGTAATTGGTGCCCGAGCCGCTGTCGATACCGCTTAGACTGGCGGTCGACCCTTTGACGCCGGTTGATGCGGATGGGGAAATTGGCATGGGTTACCTCTTGATTAACGTGCATCGCCAGAGCGATGACTCGATGCGGTCAAGCGAATTGACGCTTCCGCCCGTGGTTTTCGAGACAATGCCCGATGCCGTCGGCGTCTCGATCACCGAGCGACTAAGCATCAGATCCACGCGGATCGTGGAATTCGCCGCGACTTGCAGCGTATCAGTAAGCGAGAACGACTTTACGTCGGTGGTATTTGCCGGCACGACGAACAGGTCGGAGTATGGCGTTTTGGACGTGTACGTCCCCGTGCCGTTCGTGATGTGGTCGAACACACCACCGATTAAAATGGCGTTGGTCGACGGTGCGGTCACTACGTACTTAAACGACAGCGAGATCTCAAGCGTTCCGCCGTACGTCGTCGTGAACGTCGGCCCGGTCAGGCGGTGCCCGAACGAACCAAGCGACCCGCCAGCACCAAACTGAAGCGTCGAGGATGTTAGCGTGAACACCTCGGTCGCCGCGTGAATCTGTATACCGGGCGAATCGACAACTGGCGACCCAGATGGAGTCCACACTGGATACAGCGTCGACGCCGGATCGACCGTGCCAGCAAATGGGCGCAGCACAGAAACGTATTTCTGTAGATTCGACCACCACCCCGTCGTCGCCCACACGGTGAATCGCGCAACCTGCGCGCCAGCAGGAACTACGCCTCGCACACGCGACGTTGTGTAATAGCCGGGAATCGCCCACTCCGCAGCATTGCCGTCCAAATCTTTATCGACCAACGTGCCGAACAACTCGCCGACGTACGCGCCCGTAGTCGTGTAAAACGCCACGCCAGCCGCAGCGTTCGTTCCTATGCAATGCAACTCGGCGAATGCGACCATCGTTTCGCCGGGGGTCACGGCGAAGCTTTCGGACTGCCACACAGCCGCAGCGTCATTGCCAGTGTATGTTGACGACACCGTGCACACTGCATTACGGACCGGGCCGGGGATCGTAAACACAGCGTTGTGGTACGACGGCGGATCGATGCGACCAGTGCCTGTAGCTCCGCCACCCCAAATACCTTCGAATGACCACCGCTGTGCGCCGTTCTCAAATGTCGAATTAGGGACGAGGTTCGCGGAAGGCGGAACTTGCTCGCCAATTTTCGGCAATAGTGCGGACACGACGTAATACGGCAGGATCGGATATTCGGTCGACGTGGCACCAAGCGCATTTACGTGCTGCAGATAAATGCAGAGGATCTCGCCGCCACTCACTGGCTCAATAATCGCTGTGGTCTCGCGAGCGCGCACGTTAATGACTCGGTACGCCGTGTCACCGGCCCGTTTCCACGAGACTCTGGTCGACAGTTCATCGCTCGCAGGCAACGCCCACGTCAATCGAACGAACGGGATAATCCCGCCATTTGTAGATACAGTGAACGTAGTGCCGTCGCTATAGCAGAGCACTCCAGTTGGGGCAGGAACCGCAGACGGCTTCGGCAGATCGGTGTTTGGGGCGGGGTCTGGGTCGTTCAGTTCGCTGTAGCTCCAGTCGTAGACCGCTGCTGCCTCCTCCTGCAGCCGCAGTTTCACTACGTTGAGATTCTCCAGCGTCCGATGCGTGACACGGAACAACTTGGCCGACCAGCCGTAGCGCGCAATCGTGAGCGAAATCGCGTCGCCAGCCTTGATCTTGTACGCGGACAGCTTGAACGTCGCCTCGACAAACAGCGCTTGACGATGCCGGTACAGCGCGAGCTTCGCCAATCTCTGCGCACGCTTGGAATCGTTAACCGCCGGAAGGTCGATGTCGCGGTAGATCGTCTCGCCGCCGTCCTCGGCGATGTACGTCGATGACTGGTATGGCGGATAGTCAGTGACCGCGTACAACTTGGTCGGGTCAGAAATCCGGCCACGCACCGAGTTGAACAGGTCTCTTCGTTGTGACCGCGCCTGAATCGTGATTTCTTCGCCGGCCAGATCGGATTCGTCAAGCGTGATCACAGACGACGGAGCAACCCCTGCTGTGATGGTCCACACGCCGCCAGACCACACCACCGTTCCGGCCATCGAATCAGCCAGCATTTCCAGCGATTCCTGACGCGTGTCGCCGGACCCCAGAGAAATCGCTATGTGGCTCTCATACCGCTTCTGATTGTCCTGTCCGCTGGTGGGCACAGTTACGTCGCAGTCGGCAGCCGCCTGACGAACGCTAGCCCAGTCGATCTCAGAAAACCCGCACCCAAACCCGCCGAGGTGCGGCGGAGTGCAGAGCAGATCAGCGATCTGTAGCGCAGGATTAGACGAGTACGCCCACGTCGACGAATCGGCGAATCGATGAGCGCCCGTGCCGCCGTTCGTTGAATCCAAACGCGCATCGTAAATGCGCTTGCCCTTCACCACAGCCGACACGTTGGGGAATCCGGTGGCGTACGCGGTCGGATCCCACAACGTCGTTACGTGAATTCTGGCAACTCCCTTGCCGACCATTGTCGACGTCCACTCGCCTCCCGAGTCGGTTTCAAGATCCGGGTATCCGGCAGCGACATAGTTGTCTCTCTCGCCGGCTGCGATGCCACGAAACCGCTTTACCCACGCGAGTGGGTGTCCCATCTGGACCCGATAGGTCGCTGTGACCTCTAGCCCACTTGCGGCTGCGGTCAGCATGGTCACTAAGCCGCCAGAAGACACTGTGTAGTGGACCCCATTGACTAGCGTCACGGTATCGCCACCACTCAGGTATGCGTAATCAGCTTGGGCACCGGTCCCGGTCGTAATGATCGGGGTCCGGTAGACCAATAGGTCGATGGAGTTGTCTGGCGCGCGAACCAACGTTCCCGTCTCACCGGCCTGCGCCTCGGCTGGCGTCAGCGCCAGTTGATGTGTGCTGCTTGCGCCGCCGCCGGTCCACTGGTCAGTTCCGGTCAAGATACGAGACTGGTAATACTGACCGCCGGTTGTCGCGCCATTGGTGGTGAGCGCGCCGATGCTTGCGTCGTTGAACCAGACGTCGGTGATCTCGTCCACCTCATGGGTGGCGAGCGGGATGACGTGCGTAACTTTCTCGCGCTTGGTCCCGAATTCCTTGTGGTAAATGAGCGGACCACTAACACGCACCGTTCCGTAGATGACCCTGCGTGGTTCATCCGACGAGCGCACAGGCAACTTTTGGTCCTGCACCCTGTCTGCGGCAGCGCGCCGCGCCTTGCGTTCTTGTCGCTTTGCGCTTGCTAGTGCGCCGATGACCAGCACACCTTTCGCGATGGCGACTCCGGCAGCGACAACAGCCGGTGTCGCAACGAATCCGAGCGCGGAGATCAGTGCGGCGATGAACGCGGCGAACATTACCGTTGCGCCTCTTTTGACGGGAAAACGATCAGCCGCTCAGTCATCTGCGGGACGAACTTGAATATATCGTCGCCCGGGAAATGAGCCTGCTGGTCCTCGTCGGTGTAACGACGAGTGACCGACCCAAGCAGCGCGGCCATGCGCGATTCGCAGGTCATCTCGATGGTCGCGGAGCCGGCGGTGTCCTTCACCGACATCACGTCCATCCGCCCCTCCCACTCCTTGACCGGCGTGTCGATCAGCGCGCCGGCGGAGTCGATGAGCCCGAACCAGATGGTGATGCGCCGGCCCTGAATCGCCTCGCCGAGCGCGAGACTGATCAGTGACGATGGCACACCGCTGATGGTCAGCTTGATGCCCGAGGCGGACAATTCAGACGTCTCCTCGATGGGGCCGATGTCGATCAGGTTGCCGACTGCCAGCCAGTCGTAGGTGTTCCACGCGATGCTCGCGCCGGCGGTCACGTACCTCTGAATCGCCGATGTAAAGTCCATCTCAAGAAACAGCACCGGCCGAACCGTCGCAGCATCGAGCGCGGTCTGCTGGTTTGTGGTGACCGTTTTCGCCATCAGAGCACCACCTCGATGAACTCAATGCGGAACGTATCCGCCGTGCTGCCCATGTAGCGAGACATATATCGCGTCTCACGTGGCCGCCACATGGCCTTGGGTTTGTCCCAGACGATCGCTGCACCACCGCTGGCCGATGCACGTAGCGCCGGCTCAATGCTGACCGTCACAGCACCAGAACCGTCCGCAGTGGCATCCGCAACCACACGCACCAATTGAATGTTGTACGAAGCACTGGTTGTGACCCCTAGCATGTCTCCGCGCAGAATCGTCGCATTCGCTCCAGCAGACGCTAGAACTAGCGACGTCGCGCCCTGCGAGTGCGCGCCATTGAGAGTCGGCGACCCTCGCATAGTCCCATTTGGAGCGGGCTGACCGAGATGCCACAGTAGCACCCGGTTGTCTGGGTTGATCCACCGCTCCGCCTCCCCCTCGATCTGGGCGCGCTGCGCGGGAGTCGACGGTGCTAGCACAACTATTTGCACCCATCGATGACTGTACGGCAACTCGATGAACTGCTCGTTTACGCTGAGAGGGCTGACCCCGGACCCGCGCACCATGCGGATTGGGCCGAACTCAACCTCGGTCGCCAAGAACGGGTCGGTAGATGGGAATGTAAGGTTCGCCATCAGTACACCGCCTTACCGCGACGGGATGCGTCGATGATCGATGCCTGCGTGGCTCGCAGAGTCGCGTCCATTGCCTGCTCGATAGATGCTCGGTCGCTGCGGGAGTCAACTACGATGTTATTGTGGATCGTCACCGACTGTTGCTGCTGGAGCCCTTTGGTCGCCGCTCTGGTCTGCGCAGCGCTGAACACTTGTCCGCCGTCTGTGCCTAGTTGCAGGATCTCCGGTCCCCGCTCGCCAACTAGATACGTGCGATTCTCCTCGATAGGGCCTCCGGCAGCTCGCTCCGTCAAGCCTGTCCACCGATAATCGTCTGGGGCTGCCACTCCAGAAACAATCGGAGCCGCACTGCCAAGGCCAGCCAAGTCGCCGAGAAATGCCGACACGATCTTGCCAGCGAAGTCCGCCACCGGCTTCATGATCGGCTCGATGATCGGCCGCAGCACCAGAGTGGCGAACATATTCTTCAACGTGTTCTTGAAGTTCTCCGCGAAGTTGGCCCCGTTCTCAAACCCGCGCAACAGCGCATCGGTCAGCGACTGCTCGATGACCATCGCTCGCGCTTTGTCCGCCTCTTCGGCTCGCTTCACCTGTTGCTGGTACAGGTCTGCGTTGCTTTGCCGTTCCTGCTGCTGCCGATCTCTAGTGGACTCGACCGCATTGCGACGACTGAGCAACGCCAACTGACGCCGAGCCTGCTCTAGCTCCTGATTGATAAGCGGGTCCGTGTCCGGGTTGTTCGCGATGATCGCTTCCAGCCTCTGAACCCGGATCTCGGCCAGCACCTCGGCGTACTCGCGGCCCGCGACCGTGGCCCGAATGAGCGCTTCGATCTCATCCTCGGCCGCCGCGTTTGCTTCAGCCTGCTGTCCGATCGCCTGCCTGCGCGCCCGATTCACCGCGTCTGCGGCCTGCCTCGCTGCGGACGCTTCCCGAGACCACAGGTCGATGCGTTCGTTGACGGCCTTGCGCTCCGCCTCGGTGATTTGCTCCGCGATCTGCGCACGACGACGCTCGACGGCAGCCAATGCTGATGGATCAGCCAGCTTCGTGTCTGCGGCCTGCCGCAGTAGAACCTCGGACGCCAGAATCCGTTCCTGTTCGTTGAGCGCCCTCACGCGGATCTTCAGCCGCTCCTCAATCGCGAACTGCTCGTTGACCACCCCGAGCCGCTGCATCCGTTCAACGTCCTCCAGCGACTTGCGCTCCACGTCGAGGACGCGCCGTTTGCCCTCGTCCAGAATCTGGAGCGACTCCTGCATCCGCTCGCGTGCTGCGCGCTGGGCTTCACGTTCCCTGTCGGCTCCGGGGATTTTGGGGGCCGGATCTTTCGGCGCATTGGCTGCTTGTACTTGCCTGTCTCGGGCGTCATACGTATCCCCAAGACCCTCTGCGTGCCGAACAGCCTCGTTGCTGATCACCTGACCGCTGACTCTGAGTTGAGCCTGCAGCGCGTTGATCTTCTTTTGAGTGTCCGCGATTCTGGCATCCACCGCATCAAGCGTGCGTTGATTGAGCGGCCGAGCGAAACGATTGCTAGTGTCAAGTTTTGCTTGCGCATCAGCCTGCGATTTCTGCAACGTCTCCAGCCGCTTTTCCTCCTCCGCTAGCTGATCAGAAGTGAATCGGCGAATGTCAACCAGATTAGCACCGGGCAACGGGGCGGATAGAAACGACTGCCAGAATGATTGCCCTTCTTTTGCAGCACGCCGAAAGTGTTCGATCGTGGTGAGCAATCCGGGGATCAACTTCGACAGCAACGCGTTGCGCGCCTGCCCGATGTAGTACTCCATCAGGTTCAACTGCTTGTTCAACGCATCCGCGTTCTTGATCATGTCCGCAGTGTAGAGATTGGTCTCGCCAGTCGACTGCGCCAGATCATTCATCACGGTGACCGCGCGAGCGCCAGAACGGCCAAGCGTGGCAGTCATCAACGCAGACTTGTTCGCGCCGTCTTCGTATTGCCCCATCTTCTGGGCAACTTCGCGGAAAATGTCTGTCTGATCACGCAGATTGCCGTTGCTGTCGTGAACACTGATCCCCATTGCCTTGAACGCCTGAGCGGCGCGGCTCGTATGTTGCTCGGCTTGCAAAAGCGATCGATTCAACTGCTGCAGCATTCCTGACAATTCGCCGACACCCACCCCTGATGGAGCCACGTCTGCCATCAACTGGGTAAATTTCTCGACCGTCGTTCCGGCGTTCTCTGCCTGATCTCCAATGTTGTCTAGCTCAGAAACTGCCTTGCGGAACGTGGTAAACGCCAGATCAATCGAGAAATAACCAACTAGAGTCGACAAAGCGCTAGACGCGAATGCGCTCGCAGCGCTGATGTCCTCGGCCCCGCGCCTCACGACGCGGTTCGCGTCGGCCATGTCGCGTTTCAGAACCTCGACGTCAGCCGAGATGCGGACTACTAGGTCGGCGATCGTTTCAGCCATCGTTGCCCTCGCTCAGGACAGTTCCTTCCATGATTCGGATGGCATCGAACACGTCCTCGGTCACCGAGATACCGGCCATCGCTGCTGCTGCCGTGACGCCCGGATAGTCCAGCCCAATGCGGCGGACAGAACCACCACCGAGGCCAGCCACGGCCAGATACCGCCACTGCGTACTGCAGGCGAAGAACAATCGGACTGAATCCGCCTGCCACGGCCAGATGCAAATGTCGACTGGCGGGAGCGACGCAAGTGCCGCTGCGACACCGGCATCGTCCATTCCAATCTGCCGTAACTGACGTTCGATCTGCGCACGATTTTCATCCGCCCTGCTGCCGCCGCGCAACCAGTGCTGCGCGACGGCGATCAGTTTTTTCGCTCGGCTCCGAACAAACCGACAGACCACGAGTCCAGCATCGACCGGGATGCAGACGGAATCAGATCGAGCAACCGCGTCAGGTTCTCCGGCGAGAACTCGTCCGCAATATCATCCGGGTGCCAGCGCACCAACGCCTCACGGATGATTTCGTCCACGGGCAACTTCATCATCTCCGAGAATCTACTGCGCGGGACCGCGCGCCATGTCATGCGCGCAGTCCCGGCAACGGCTCCCCCCGGAGAGATGAACTCAACCACGGTTTCAAAATCCGGCTGCTGCTCGATCCTGATTGGCACAAGCGTTCCTCTTACTGGAAAGTGAGCTTGATCTCGTTGTTACCCGAGCCGGTCGGCACCAGCACAAGCCCCGCCTGCATCATCGTGATTCCATCACTATCCGAAAACGTCGGGTTAACGATCTGCACAGCAGGCGCATCGATCTTGCTGATGTAACCTGCGCTCAACCCGTGAGTGATCGCCAATGCACCGGTCGTAGCGGCAGAAATCGTCGTCCACCAGTTCTTGGTCGCCACACTGACGGCTTCCATCGTAATCGTGCCGGCGGGCTTGCGGTCGGTGATAAGCACCTGCTTGGTGCCGCCCACATAGTCTCGGTACACGATGTTGTTCGCCATGTTGATCTCGATCGACGCGGTCACCGGAGACACGCTATGCAGCGTGAACGTCGAGGTGTTCGTGGCGTTGACGATGGCCGGCGTCTTGAACGTCGTGTAATCCACGCCGGACGGCGACGCATCGGTTGGGGTACTGTACTGACCGATGAACCGGAACCGCATTTTCGGGATCTGCTGGTTCTGCATGATGAACGACACGTCACCGCGAGCGCCGACCAGCTTGTGCAGCACACTGTCAACGTACGCGTAAATCGTCACGCTCTTGAAACTGCCGGCAGTCGACGTCGGGTCGTACTGAACGTCCGACACACCATCTGTTTCCACGAACCCGCACGCCTGCAACAGCACCCCGTGCGACGCTGCCGTGCCTGCCGTACCGCTCGACTGCAATTCCACATCGAACGTCAACTCAGCATACAACTGAGCAGGCAACTGCTCGCTATTGCCGAAAAACGAACGGATCAACGCTCGATCCACAAGCGTCTGAACCATTGGGCGGATGTCCAATTCAGAAACTAGCATCGAGTTCGCCGCGCCGGTTGGCGTTGGATCGGTCCCATACGTGCTTTCGATCTTGGCGAGAATGACGGACTTGCGAAAATAAAGCGCCATTTGGATTACTCCGAAAAATAGGTCAGAAAATCGAGAGAGACCATGCGAGTGTCGGCCTCAGTCGAGTAGTCGCCCTGCTCGCTGTCGAGCATGCAATCGTCAATGATCACAGATCCAACCGTACCGCGATACCTGCGCAGCGCGGTCTTGATCGCTTCTGCTGCAGAGATGATCTCGCTTTTGCCGCGAGCATAGATGTCGATCTGCACTCTCGCCCTGCTCCACGACGTCTGCTGCCTGACCCCGTGGATCGGCACCGAGTCGACAAGGGACGTGACGGCGAACGGCATTGCCACTCCTTCAGGAACCTTGTCAGCGTAGACCCTCCCCGAGAACGCAGAGATGACTCCAGCGTTCTGAGAAAGGACCGAGAACAGGGCCTGTTCAATGCTCATGGCTTGCGCTGATCCGTAGACATCGTGTATCGGATGCTGTTACGCAGCCGACGGGTGATCTCGGCAATCGCCGCTTGCTCGGACGCATCATACCCGCGCCGCATGAACGGATTCGGGCGAATGCCGGGGTGAACAACCTGCTTACGGAACAGCCCGCCAAACGACAGGACGTTTGACGCGCCAGCACGGATCAAATGTCTGCCGGTTCCGTATTCAACGAATTTGCCGTAAAACGCCCGCACGCGGATCGTCGCCTGCGGACCACTGCCACGCCTGCCGCGTCTCGACATCGACAATTTGACGGAGCGCTTTAGGTTCCCGCTACTTGGGATGCGGACGAGTCTGTTGCCTTTGACCCGGTACTGCATCTGTCGACCACTGGTCGACGGGGCCGAGTTGCGGACCGACTCTTGAATGAGTCCGCCGCCGCTCTTGAGCGCAGCCATCATCATGTCGCCCTGAGCCGTTGCGGAGAACTGCTCAAACCGAGCCAGCAGGTTCTCGACGCCGTCGACCTTGATCTTAAGTTGCACCGTGCTCTCCACTGACCATCAACTCGATTTCTCGGTCCATGCTACCGATGTTGGATACAGACTCGATGTTGTAGGTTGTGCCGTCGACCTCTACCCGCATCTGCGGCGTGATCGTCAAGCCCGGGATGAACCGCATCCTAACGCGCAGCATGTGCTCGGACTGGGCGGCCTTCGCCCAGTGCCACTCACGCCCGCTCATCGGGACCAGAGAGCATGGCACAGACGATGCGATCGGGGTCAACTGTTCAGTCGCGTCCCCCCACGAATCGACCGACGACCCGACCGAGTAGACGGTCGCCATGTGACGAAGCGTACCGGCTCTCACAGCACATGCACCCGGTAGCGGTCGATCATCCGGGCGACGAACCCGAGCGTCGCTGCAGCGGCAGCGGACGACGTCTGTTCCCGGTTCTCGTACATGGACCCGATCATCATCAGCATCCACTGTTTGATCGATGCTGGACAGGCGACAGGGGCCCATCCGGCCGTGTACTCGATCTGCACCGCGTTCGCTCGATCATCAGTCACGGGCCACGCAAAGTCGTTCGCAGCTAGAAGCCACGCAGGAGCTTGCCCGGTGTCAACCGCATAATTTGACGGGTCGACAACGGTCAAAACCCCTGCATCGTCATAGTAGCGGACAGCGTCAATTCCAACGACCGGGGTGATCGGTAGTTCGATCGCCTCGTCGATACCGTAGACATTAGTCGGAAACTCGTCGAGCAGCAGCAGCATGGACTGCTCACCGATCGCCCGGTTCAGTTCGTGCTCGCACTGCTCGCGGGCGGCGATGATCGTCCGCGTGATGTAGGCATCGTCCGCATTGTGCGGCACCCGTAGATGCGACTTCGCTTCGGACAGCGTGACCACCTCGACTGCCGGCGGGGTCACCACTTGGATGCTCATTGCCTAATCCTCATCGTTTGTTGTCGCCCGGAAGGACGACTCGTTACCTGCACATTTTGTCGATACGACCGAGTCGGTGCTCGCGATCGTCCGGCCGGAGCAAGCTTGCGCCCGATCCCGTACATTGTCACCCGTAAAACAGGAGCCAAGCCAGACATCAACAATTGAGCGGCATCCGGCTCGATCGACATCGCGTTCGACAACTGCACGCCCGGAACGCGCCCGAGAAGTGCTAGCGCGCCAGCACCCGGATTGGCGAAGTGATGTTCTGTCCGCGCGAGGATCGGCTCCGCCGCCGACAGCAGCACCGTCGCCGCATCCGGCTGCACGACCTGATGCTGGGTCCGAGCAACCGTCGGAGCCGCCCCGGCCAGCGTGACCGCCCCGGCCGGCGGCCGCACCGACAGGCTGACCGTTACCGAAGGTGCCGCCCCGGCCAGCGCCAAAACGCCGGCGGGCGGGCGGATCTGGAACGAGCCGCCTAGATCCGGCGCTTCGGCGGACAGCACCAACGCACCCGCCGCAGGGCGGATCGTGTAACTGCCGCCAACGACCGGGACGGCCCCAGTCAACAGCAGCGACCCGGCGAACGGCTGGATCGTCCCCGACGCGGACACCTGCACCTGCGGCGAGGTGCCCGCCAGCACTACCGCGCCGGCCGGCGGCGCAATCGCGTACGAGCCGCCGAGGAGCGGCGCGGTTCCGGTCAGCGTCAGCGCCCCGCTGGCGGGCCGCAGCAGTCGGTCGAGGACCGGAGCCGTCGCGGTCAGCGCGAGCGCCCCTGCGGGCGGCTGGACGGATTGGTGGGCCGTTCTGGTGACTGTCGGGACCGCGCCGGCCAGCGTGACCGCCCCGGCTGGCGGCTGCGCCGACAGCGTGGCACCGACCGTCGGCACGGCACCGGCCACCGCAAGCGCACCGGCCGGCGGCTGGATCTGGTAGCTGCCGCCAACCGTCGGAGCGACCCCGGTCAGCGTCAGCGCACCGGCTGGCGGCTGAATCGTCCCGGACTGGCTGACCGTCGCGCCCGGTGCCGCGCCGCCGAGGACAACCGCGCCGGCCGCCGGCTGCACAAACCACGAATACGCCAGCGTTGGCGCAGTGCCGGTCAACGTCACCGCGCCGGCAGGCACCGTCAGCAGACGGTTGATCTGCGGGGCCGTGCCAGTCAGCGTGACCGCCCCGGCTGGCACCTGAATCGACTGGTTCTCGGTGCGTGCGACCGTCGGCGCGACACCCGCCA